TCAACAAGGATTGCATAATCGCTTTACACCTGTTTCGTATTCAGGCAAAAGAAAGCTTTCAAGTGAGATTTGTTCATCTTCCCGGTGAAAAGGTTACGATAATGGATATGGATACCATAGATCAATATATTGTGTTAACTAAGTGGGGTTGCAAGTGGTTAAAATTCGCATGGAATATTGTGGTGGATGGCGGGCCTGCTACGAAGCTCTCAGATGTCGTTCTTAAGCATCTTGATGAGTCTAGCCTGGATCCATTGGATTTTGTTGACGCTCTTTTATATGAAAATAAGAAGACCGTTTTCAATGCCAAGGACGAAGTCCCCATTAGTGTTGATGTTGTAGAACGTCGGAAATTGGTCATCAAGAAGGGTAGCAGATCTAAATTCTCTGCCGCCATTGCCTGTGTTGCTTACAATAAATTCGGGAATCGTAAGATGACCGATGCTAATGTATTGGTAACGAGGAAGTGGATACAAAAATATCTTGCTGAACCTGAATATAAAGATTTGAGGATTGTTGATAAGAACATTGCTATTGATAGAGCGCTCTTCCTCTCATTTGTCCCGACCACAGATTTCCAGAAAATGACTCTGGTTACTGAAACATCATCATGGAAAAATAGAATGAATGCGGATACAGTGTTTGGGAAAATCTTCCAGCTAGTCACTTCCAGTGGTAACACTGAGGTGACTAGCCAATAGGGGTGCCCAACAATGGCCATAGGTACTGGTTGCAACTTCTCTAAGGCAATACAGCATTTTGATCAGCACCTGCGTGATGAGAGCACCATTGTCATTTTTGATAAGGGTGTGGAGCGTAGGGCTCGTCGGAAGATTGTGCCGGAGATGCACCAGGACCGTTTGCAATGGGAAACCATTGTGGGATGCCCTAGGGAACGTAGTTATACGAGGATTGCAGGTGTAGCACCTGACGTAGAAATAGTTCCTTTTAACAATGATATTGAAACTTTGCAACGAGCGGTGGTTGAACGTGTTTTCACTGTTAAAAGTGGGGATGCTTTCTCCAGACCACCACGTCCAGTTCCAGGTCATTTTGAGCGTGTGTTGAAGGACACGTCAATGCTGTTGAGAAAATATCTTCCCTCGACCGCCCCTATAAGTCATCAATCATTTGTTGACAGTTATAAGGGCTGCAAGAAGGTGTTCTATCAGCAGGCTTTAAAGGAGATCCATGAGGGTGGGTCGAATGATGAGCATGACGCAAAACTGAACGTTTTTGTGAAGTATGAAAAGACGGATTGGACCTCTAAGAAGGATCCAGTCCCTAGGGTTATCTCCCCTAGGGATCCGAAGTTTAACATTAAGGTTGGTAGATATTTAAAACCCTTAGAACATAGGTTATTTAAGTCACTAGCCAAGCTCTTCGGTCATCCGACCGTGTTGAAAGGGTTTAATGCAGAGCGTAGTGCAGAGATCTTGAAGGAGAAATGGGATTTGTACAGGAATCCTGTAGCTGTTGGCTTGGATGCCAGCAGGTTTGATCAGCATGTGTCATTAGAGGCTCTTAGATGGGAGCACCAAGTCTACTTAGATTGCTTCCCACAAGGAAAACATAAACGTAGATTGGCGAAATTGCTGGAACTACAGGAATTTAATCATTGCACAGGTTATACACCAGATGGGAAATTAAAGTATACAGTTAAGGGAACAAGAATGAGTGGTGACATGAACACTTCTTTGGGCAATTGTGTCCTTATGGTGTCTATGATCAAAGCTTACTCTTTAGAATTTAAAATCAACTTACAACTGGCTAATAATGGTGATGACTGTGTAGTTTTTATGGAGAAGTGTGATCTTGATCGGTTTAGTGTCGGCGTGTATGATTGGTTTTTGAAACTTGGCTTCAACATGGCCATTGAACCACCAGTCTACATGTTTGATCAAATAGAATTTTGTCAAACAAAACCGATTTTCGATGGCAACACTTGGATAATGTGTAGAAATCCCTACACAGCAATAGTGAAAGACTCTGTTATGCTTAAACCCTACCGATCTCAGCGAGAATTTAAGAACTGGTTGAATGCGGTAGGCATGGGGGGTTTGCGTTTAGCAGGCAGCCTCCCGATTTTTCAGGAGCTTTATATGTGTTATATTAGGTCCGGAGACGTGGAAGATTTGAAACTAACTAAGTGTCAGCGTCACAAGCAAAGTAAGGTCACTGAAACCATTAATAAAGAGTGGCTTAGTTGGAGTAATCGATATATGAGTGCAGGAATGAAGCGTGGGTATGGTAT